TCAAAGGCTTTGTATTCCCCCGCAGAAAAGGTGTGACTGAGGGAACGATCAGTAAGACGCTTGCAGAATTGGCGACCATAGGCTCTGTGATCCTCTATGAAGTTGACGGAGAACCGTACCTATGTTTTCCAAACTGGAGCGAACACCAGACGGTGAGGAACAAAGTAAGCAAATTCCCGGCACCTGCTGACGGATTGATTACACCTGAAATCAATTGCAAGCAATTGCAAGCAGGTGAAAGCAAATGCGCCCGTAATCCAATCCAGAATCCAGAATCCAGAATCCAGAAGAAGTAGGCGGCGAGCCGCAAACGGCATCCCCGCCGGTGGTTTCCATCCCCCTCAATGACGGCACTGAATATCCGGTGTCGCAGGAGCAATGCCAGGAATGGGCAGGCGTATACCCTGCTGTCGACGTGATACAGCAGTTGCGGGAGATGCGGGAATGGTGCCTGAATAACCCGGCGAAGCGGAAAACGGCGCGTGGTGTGCGCGGATTCATTACCCGCTGGCTGGCGAAAGAACAAGATCGCGGTGGCCGTAAGGGCGCAAAAGGACCCGGCAGCAAATGCGAGGACGCTTGGGGGTATGTGTGAATGTTTGGAAATAAGCGCTTGAAAGCAGAAATAGTCCGGCTGAGTTATCGAGTGGCAGAGCTGGAAGAGCGGCTTTGCCCATGCGAGCAGCATGACTGGAAACGCACCGGCGTTGATTACAGCTACGATGGAACAGGCGGCTGCGATGCCATGTATAACTACAAGTGCGCAAGGTGCGGCAAGAAAATGCGCTCTTTCCAGCCGTACCTGGAATTGGATGGTGATCTGGGAAATGATGCGGATCGTGGTTGATATTTACGGCGAGGATACGCAGGGCACCAAGGAGGCGGTAGCGATGCTATTGGAGCCTCTGGGCCGCGTCCGGGTGGTCAGCGTTATTACCAACGGCAAGGAGGAGAAGCGGTGATTGCATTTGAGATCCCCTATCCGGCAACAAAGCGCGGTAAAGCGGCGTGGAACAAGCGGTTTGGCCTGAATGCGTATTACGCCGGTAAGCACTGGTCGCAGCGAAAGAAGGACGCGGAAGAGCTGCACGAGCTGGCCCACTGGGCGATGCGCAAAGCAGGTATTGCAAAACGTCTGGTAAAACGCCCCGTCAAGGTGACATTTTTCTGGGATGACAATCTGGACGTCGACAATCACGGCGCGCTGGGCAAAGCCTTTGTGGACGCGATGAAGGGCTACCTACTGCCGGATGACAACCCCGAGTGGTTTCGCGCCGTGGAACACAAATTTTGGAGCGGAGATACAATCCGCGTGGAAATTGAGGAGGCAGAATGATGGATGCTGTGGGATTTTTGAAAACATTGTGCAGAATGTGCAACTGTGAGTGCCTCAACTGCGAGTTTGGGAAAAGACTTCACGGGTTTGAAAGCTGCACAATCTGGAGAAAAAACCACCCGGAGGAGGCCGTTGCCATTGCCGAAAAGTGAGCCAAGGAGCACCCCGTCAAAACCAGGCAGAGCGTATTCTTTGAGCAGTGGCCGGACGCGCGTATTAAAAAAGCGGATGGGTTACCGATGGCCAGCCCTTGCGACCTCGACGGTAAGCTGGTGGGCAAATGCGATGGGATTTCTTGCCCGGAGTGCCGGAAGAAATTCTGGCTTACGGAGGTGGAGGAATGACCCGTGAAGAGATTTTAGCGGCTGCCAAGCAGTGCGTGTGCGGAGACCGGGATCAGGATTACGGCAGCCCGGAAACGTCTTTCAACACGATTGCTGCGCTGTGGGAGCCGTATATCCGCGAGAAATGCGTCGGGCCGGATGCGGACGTCTGCATCACTGGCGCTGACGTGGGGGCTATGATGTGCCTGTTTAAGTTGGCCCGCATTGCCACCGGCCACGGCAAAGCAGATAACTGGATTGACCTCGCCGGTTACGCTGCCTGCGGCGGGGAATTGGAGGACGTATGAAACTATTGATCGGCGGAAGTCCCTGCACACATTGGAGTATCGCGCAGACGAAGAACCGCGAAACCGAAGCCAGCGGCATAGGCTGGGAACTGTTCTTGAATTACCGTATTGCACGGGATAAGTACCAGCCGGATTTTTTCCTGTACGAAAACAATAAAAGTATGTCGCCCGCTATCCGGGCGCAGATCACGGCGGAGTTAGGCGTGGAGCCTGCCCTGATTAACAGTGCCCTGGTGAGCGCACAGAACCGCCAGCGTCTGTATTGGGCGGGCAAACGGAACCAGGACGGCACATACAGCCAGGTGGCGGTGGAGCAGCCGGTGGACCGTGGGATCCTCCTGCGCGACATTCTGGAAAGCGGCGTCTGCTGGCGTGAAAAGGCGTACACACTGAAAGCGAACTATGCCAACGCCGGAGCGGTCAACGGAGTGGACGGCGGTCATTTTCCCGCAACCATGGCGGCGGAGCCGGTGAGGATCGGGACCATTGAGAACGACGCAAAGAACCAGGCCTTTGACAGCCAGCAATACCGTGTTTACAGCCCGGACGGCAAGGCCGTGACCCTCTGCGGAAATGGCGGCGGCCTGGGTGCAAAAACTGGGCTTTATGCCGTGCCCGTACCGGAACCAGTAAACGAAACCGTGGACGGGAAAGCCCAATGTCTACGCGCTACCTACTACAAAGACGGGATCCGCAACCTGGTGGGAAATACCGTGGATCGCAAAACCTGTGTGGCTATTCCTGTTCCTGCGGCGGGGCGTATCGTGGGACGCAGGATCAACGAACAGGGGCACCGCGACGATTATAACGAAGCAATCCCGCATTTCCAGTATTTCGAGGTAAACGAAGAACCGCAGAAAACCAACTGCCTGACAACCGTTCAGAAAGACAATATGATTGCCGTCCCCGTCCGCGTCGGTGCCATGCCGAACAAGGACGGAGAACTGGGCACAAGCCAGAGCCGCCGCATATACAGCACGGACGGGAAAAGCGTTTCCCTCCAGGCAAGGCCAAACGGCGGCGGGGCTGACGGAGCAGCTACCGGCCTGTATGCGGTGCCTGCCGGTATGGCGTGGCGTGGGCGCGAAAACGGTTCGGCCTTTGAAATGAGGGACGACCAGAAAAGCAACGCCGTGGCCGCAACCGGACACCAAAGCCGCCTGGTGATTGAGGCGGCGGACGGAAAGCAAATGCCTGTCTATGAGGTTCGCGGCGGGCGGATCACCATCAAAGGAAAGACATACCCCATTAAACTGGCAGACGGATTTTACATCATTCGCAAGCTGACCGTGACGGAATGTAAACGCCTCCAGACCGTGCCGGACACATACGCTTTTCCCGTCAGCGACACCCAGGCGTATAAAATGCTGGGCAACGGCTGGACCGTGGACGTGATTGCCCACATTATGAGCCATTTTACCGGGCTGACGGAGGAGCCGGTGGAAGTGCTTTCTATGTACGACGGTATGAGCTGCGGCCATATCGCGCTGGACAAGCTGGGCGCGGAGATCACCGCCTACTATGCAACCGAGATTGACAAATACGCCGTACAGACCACACAGCACAATTACCCGGACACCATGCAACTGGGCGACGCGTTTCAGGTGCGGGACGATGATTGGAGATTGGGGGAGGAACTATGAGAGATACAAACCTCGTAAATGCGTTGCGTGAGCACGCAGAATGGGCGGAGGGGAACCAGTGGGAAACGCCGATCACGCTGGGCGATGATCTAACCGAGGCCGCTGACCGGATTGAAGCGCAGGCAAAAGAGATTGAGAAGCTGCGGCGGAAAGTGCCCCGGTTGATCCCGGTGGAGGAGCGCCTGCCGGAATTACAGAGCTGGGGCGCATCAACAGTGGTGCTTGGATTGATAAAAAGTGAAAACGCACCTTCCTTGAATAAACTGCACGACCTGAACCTGACATTATGTGTCTACTGCGATAACGGTATCTGGTCAATGCCTGGGCGATATGTAGCTATTACCCACTGGATGCCGCTGCCGGAACCGCCGGAGGTAGAGTGATGGAACGATTGACGAATAAAGCCTGGCGAAATTTTGACCCTTGGGAGTGCTGCGGTCAAGATAAATACTGCCAAAGAGGTTGTCATGATCCCGGCGGATGCACAAAGGGCTGTATTGTCCCTCAGCTGTCTGCGCGGTTAGGAGCCTACGAGGATACGGGGCTGACACCGGAGGAAGTCCTGCCGAAAGATAAGGCAGACGAGATCGCACTGAAGCTGATGCGCCTTGCTGATTTGGAGAGCATTTGCAGTTATACCCGCTTGCGCGAGCTGGCCGAGGCCGACAAGGACGGGCGGCTGGTGGTACCGCCGTGCAAGGCGGGAGATACGGTGTATGAGGTTACAAGTCGAAAAACCATAAGCGAATACCGAGTAAAGGCAATTCGCGTGGAATTGTTTTGTACATTCATTGAATGGGATATCGTAGCCGGGTTTGTTGATAAATCCATTTTCGGCGTACCGGTTGATGAAATCGGCAAGACCGTATTCCTCACCCACGAGGAGGCGGAGAAAGCATTGGAGGCGAAGAAGGATGAGTAAAGCCGTACTTATCAGCATCCGCCCCAAGTGGGTGGAGAAGATTGCCAACGGCGAAAAGACGATTGAGGTGCGCAAGACGAGGCCAAGGCTGGATACGCCGTTTAAGTGCTATATCTACTGCACGCTGCCAAAATATCCGCACGAGGACTTCATTGCGACGGACTATCCAAGGCCACAGTTTTACGGCGGCGGCAAGGTCATTGGCGAGTTTACCTGTGAGCGGGTCGTCCCGATCACATACGATGGCGGCAGGCTATGGTGTCCGACAAATGCCGCCTTTTCCCCTGCGACGTGCTTATCTCAGGCAGAAATTATAGCTTATATCGGCGATAAGGGGCGTTGTTACGGCTGGCACATCTCCGACCTGCTGATCTATGACCAGCCGCGGGAGCTGACGGACTTCCGGCGGATTTGTCCTAATGACCTATGCTGTGAGACCTGCGCCATGTACAGCAACAACGGCGGTATCTGCAACAATGGGGCTTTGCCGCTTCGCCGCCCGCCCCAGAGCTGGTGCTATGTGGAGGCGATGAAGAATGAATGACTTAAAACCGTGCCCGTTTTGTGGATATAAGGGCGTAGAGATACTTGCGGATGATAACGAGTATTTGTACTATCGGTACTTCTCACAGTGTCAGAGATGTGGGGCCGGTGCAAAGCGAGGCCACACAAAAGAAGATGCTGTTAAAGAGTGGAACAGGAGGGAGGAAAGAACATGACGAAGCGTTTTTGTGATCTTTGCGGAAAAGAAATACACAATCTTCAGGAAACTTATAGGGTCTGCGTGGAGAGCAACGCAAGCATCTACGCGAGCAACCCGGACATAGTGGATGTCATAGTGGATGTGGGGGAAATATGCCCTGCCTGCGCGAAGCGTATCCACCAGACTGTGCAAGAGCTGAAACAGGAGGGCTGACAATGACACTAACTGAGATGTTTACAATTTGTGATTCGTGCGTATATGCGCCATGTCTTTGTGGGAATGACCCTGAGAACTGCGTGGCGTATGTGAGGAGGACTTCTGACAATGGCTGAATACATTGAGCGCAGCGCGGCGATTGAAGCCGCAAAGCACGCGTGGGCAAAAGGGCTTGAGCCGTCGCAGTATATTGAGGCCCTGCCTGCCGCCGACGTGGCCCCGGTGGTGCATGGAGCGTGGCAAGTAACAGACAGATTTAAGGCCTGCAGCGTATGCGGATATGCTTTTGCTCGATTATTGCCAGACAAATACTGCCCCCACTGCGGGGCCAAGATGGACGGAGGTGCTGACAATGGCTGAATACATCAAGCGAAAAGCTGTGATTGATCTAATCACACGTCGGTACGAAAATCCAGAAATCTGCACGCAGGAGATCAACAGTATTCCCGCCGCTGACGTTGCCCCAGTGGTGCATACAAGGTGGGCGCATCTTGGCGGGGACGAGTGGTGCTGCTCTGCGTGTGGCTTTGTCATCACCACTGAGGGCAGTTGGGATAAGCCTACCAAAAAATACTGCGAGGATTGCGGCGCGAAGATGGACGGAGGTGTTGACCATGAGGCTGATTGATGTTGATGATTTGGGCGTGGGCCGGTGCAGCAGAGATGTTCTCCCTGCGGCGTATTGTGCTGGTTGGAACGGCTTACTTGGCTTGATCGAAAAAGCCCCCACCGTGGATGCCGTGGTTGTGACGCGGTGCAAGGACTGTGTATACTGGGATGATGACCCCGATACTTATGGGGCAGATGACGGCCCGAAAGGCAAATGTATGAAATCATTTGAAACGATGTGCGCAGATGACTTTTGCAGCTACGGCGAGAGAAAGGACGGCGGGGATGGCTAAACAGTCGGGATACTTGCAACGCCGGGAGGCGGAGCTGGACGCCACCTTCAACGCCGGGGCGGCGATGGCGATGCAGTTTGCCATGGACACGCTCCAGATGGCCCTCCACCAGACGGAAGGCTGGGGCTACGATCGCATCATGCGCGTCACGCACGAGTGGATGGAGACCCAGCGGGAATACAGGCCTGCCTTAAACTGCAAGGACCCGGAGGCAGACGTCCGGCAGGTGCACATGGATCGGGTGCTGGCGCAGATTATCAACGGGAAGGCGGAGCTGATCCCATTCCCGGACAGATATAAGGATTTGAAAAAGGTCCGTTATGGGAGGTAATTATGCAAAAGGAAGATATATCGCTCCTGCGCATCTATGCGAAGAATGATATGAATTGCGTGAAAACTGCAAAGGAGATGGACATCCATCACAACAGCGTGATCTATCGGTTGGGCAAAATCAAGACGGAAACCGGGCTGGATGCGCGGAAGTTCTGGGACTTGGTGAAGCTGCTGGAAATGGAGGAATCATGAAACTTGGACAGGTGGTTCGGGCCAGATTCAAGTCCATACCTTCCCAACTGGAACGGCAGCACCCGACGTATGAGCAACTGTATCCGTTCCGGCGCGGAGAGGTAATTTACATCCACCCGAAGGGCCGATTTGTCAGTGTGCGGACGGAAACGGCGGGTGGCCCCGTGGTAGAGAATTTCCGGCTATGCGAGGTGGTTATGTGAGTACATTCCCGGAACGGCTGCGCAAGTTAAGGGAATCTGAGCGGCCTGCTAAAAGTATGAGAGTAAAAGCGGAGCTGATTGGGATCGGGCATGATACGCTGCGGAAGTACGAAACCGGGGAGAACGAACCGGCTCTCAGCCAATTGAAGCTGATAGCGAATCATTACCACGTCAGCTTGGATGAGCTTGCATGGGACGAGGGCGAACGAGAGAGTAAACCTTTATAGTATCGCAAAAAAAATTGGCCTTTGCCCCCAATTCGGGGCAAGCGCAGAAAAATATGTGCGAGAATGAGGGTGCGGGGTTATATCCGTATCCTCATTCCATCCATCCTTTCTTTCCTCCTGACCCCGGCGGATGCCGGGGATATGCAGACGTAGCTCAGTAGGTAGAGCACCGCGCCAGGAGGTATGCGCTGGTTCAAGCCCAGCCGTCTGCACCATGGCGGGGAGCGTTTCGGGTGATGCGTCCTCGCTCCAAGAATATATAAGCTGCGGCCTGTAAAAGCAGCTCATCTCCGGCAACTGGTACTTGCCCTTGATGCCCCGGTGCAATTCCGGTTGGGTATAGGACCCCTCGCACCTATCAACGATGTGTCCCAGAGGGGACATTTGGACAAACTACGCTGCCGAAGTTCCAGCAGGTCACTGTGATTGCGCACGGTGGCAGCAGTTTTAGACGGCAGTACCGCAGTGGAGGGCAGAAAGGCAATCTGCCGCCCGGAGGCGAGACCGCAAATACTCGCATTGTTGGAGATGCCGGAGCGCCGACCGGCTCACTGCGGAGATATGCGGCATAGGTGCCCCGTAAGGGGAGACCACAGCGAGTGACGGGGACTTTCCCTGAAGCGCTAAAGCAGGGCAGGACTGCAATGCCGTGCCAGATAGCGGCTCGTGTCTTTGGGCACGGAGGTTATGCAAACCAATCTTGACGGCTGGAAGAGACAGCGTGTATGCCCCTCAAAATCGAAGGCTTGCGCTTATGCGTGGGGTAATGGTAGAGACTGCGGGGCGGGTAAAGTCTGCTATGTAAGGCCAAGGGGTGGGGGCTGGTAGCAAAACAGGAGGAAGTCATGGCAAAAGGGGGAAACGCGTCTTTTATTGTGACTGCTTCAAGCGTAAAAAAGTTTTTACAACAATCAGAGAAGTCAACGGCGTGTGAAAGATTGATGGGTAAGGCGCGGTTGCATATCCCTGATTTTGACAATAAGCAAGTAAAGCGGCGAGAAAACCAAGGAGCAGGGGCCGGTAGCAAAATAATGTTAAGAGGTTATGCGAAATGAAAAAGTATATTGGCACGAAAATCATTGAAGCGGCCCCTGCTATTCGCAAGGGTGGCAAGGTCTACGATGCGAACGAGCTGATCCCCAGAAGCATGGAGCCTGCGGAAGAGGGGTACAAGGTTCGTTACCAGGACGGCTACGAGAGTTTTAGCCCTAAGGACGTGTTCGAGGAAGCGTACCGCCCCACCGACGGCATGAGCTTTGGCTTGGCTATTGAAGCGGCAAAGAAAGGGAAGAGAATTGCCCGTCGTGGTTGGAATGGCAAGAATCAGCATGTCGAGCTTGCGGAGCGCATCAGCTATGAGAATGCTGCGCATGAGGTGATCAACGCCATTCACGAAGCTATCGGTAACAAAGCGCTTGCTTTTGTCGGCACATCCGGCGTGCAGCTCGGCTGGCTGGCATCGCAGGCGGATATGCTTGCCGATGACTGGATGATCGTGGAGTAAATTATTACCGGTAGCAAAACAGGAGGATGGCATGGAAATCACAAAACGGCGGCTTGCGGATATTGTGCCGTATGCCGCAAACGCAAAAAAGCATGATAAGCGGCAAATCAACAACGTTGCGGAGAGCATCAAGCAGTACGGCTTTGTGCAGCCGATTGTGATTGACCGTGACGGCGTGATCGTAATCGGCCACTGCCGCGCTTTGGCGGCAAAGAAGCTGGGCATGGAAGAAGTACCGTGCGTCTGCGTGGACGATCTGACACCGGAGCAGGTGAACGCCCTGCGGCTGGTGGATAACAAGAGCAACGAGAGCGATTGGGACTTTGACCTGTTGGCTGATGAACTGCCCGGTCTTGACCTGTCGGCGTTTGACTTTGAATGGGGTCTGCGTGATGAACTGAACGATTCCGTTGTCGAGGATGATTATGAACCTGTCATTCCGGCGGAGCCGAAGAGCAAGCTGGGCGATGTATACCAGCTTGGAGACCATCGCCTCATGTGCGGAGACAGTACATCTCTGACTGATGTACAAAAGCTTGTGGGGGGGGCACAAATCGATCTTCTTCTCACCGATCCTCCGTACAATGTGGACTATCAGGGCACCGCCGGTAAAATCAAGAACGATAACATGGAAGATGCAGCATTTAGGCAGTTCCTGACGGATGCCTTCTCCAATGCGGTGATGGTTATGAAACCCGGCGCTCCGTTTTACATTTGGCATGCAGACAGTGAAGGGTATAACTTCCGTGGTGCGTGCCGAGATGCGATGCTGCGTGTCCGGCAGTGCCTGATTTGGGTGAAGAATTCCCTCGTAATGGGGAGACAGGATTTCCAGTGGAAACATGAGCCTTGCCTGTACGGTGAAAGCGAAATTGAAGAGGATGCGCATGAGCCTTGCCTTTACGGCTGGACGGAAGGCAAGAAGCACTACTTCTTCAAGAACCGCAGGCAGACAACTGTATTGAATTTCGATAAGCCTGTCAAATCTGCGGAGCATCCGACCATGAAGCCGATTAAGCTGTTTGATTACCAGATGCAGTGCTCCAGTAAGCCGGGTGAGAATGTGCTTGACCTGTTCGCCGGATCTGGAACAACGATCATGGCAGCGGAGCAGAATGGGAGACACGCTTTCTGCATGGAGTATGATCCGAAGTATGCCGACGTCATTGTTGACCGGTGGGAGAAGTTCACCGGAAAGAAGGCGGTGCTTCTGCATGACTGATGCTCAGGCGACTGCGCGGAGGATGTTGAAGAAAAACCAGCAGTATTTATCTACACAGCAAATGAAAACACTGAACGGGCTGATTAAGTCCGGCGATATTACAGGGGCCATGAATGGCCTGCATACATTGGTGGCGAGAAAGCTGACTGCGAGGAAGAAATCTCTGGCATGATCGAATATTAAGGAATGGAGGGGTGGAAGTGGCACGGACTGGAAGGCCGAAAAAGGTAATAAATCAAAAGCTGTTTGAGAACCTATGCGGCATCCAGTGCACGGAAGCAGAAATCTGCGGAGTGCTTGAGTGCAGCGCGGACACCCTGAATCGATGGTGCAAACGGACGTACAAAATGACTTTTGCGGACACATATAAAAGCAAGAGTCAGGTGGGAAAGTCGAGCCTGCGGAGAGCGCAGTGGAAGCTGGCCGAAAAGAACGCAAGCATGGCTATTTGGCTGGGGAAACAGTACCTTGAGCAAAAAGATATTGTGGAGCAGAACGTCAATGCGGACGGTGTCAAGGTGATTATCGATGTCTGATATTCTCTTGTCAGAAAAGATCGGCCCTGCGTTTTATAGCATTGCACATGACATTTTTAGGCATGGGCATACGCACTACGATTTTAGCGGCGGGCGTGGCTCACTAAAATCATCTACAGTATCAATTCTTGTACCGCTTTTGCTGGTTGGCAATCCGGGAACGCATGCGCTTGTCTTGCGCAAAGTGGCAAATACAATCCGCGATAGCGTTTATGCACAGTATATCTGGGCAATCGGCGAGCTGGGCATGGCGGCGTATTGGGAAGCGAAAGTATCCCCGATGGAGCTGATCTATAAGCCGACAGGCCAGAAGATCATGTTTCGCGGCGCTGATGATCCGATGAAGATCAAGTCTATCAAGGTGCCGTTTGGCTACATTGCCGTGACGCACTTTGAAGAAAAAGACCAGTTTGCCGGTCGTGCGGAAATCCGAACCATTTTGCAGTCGACCATGCGCGGTGGCTCGATGTTCTGGAATTTTGAGAGCTATAACCCGCCAATTTCGCGCGACAACTGGGCGAACAAAGACAGCTTGGAGGAACGGGATGACCGCTTGTGTCATAAGTCTACGTATCTGCAAGCGCCGCCGGAGTGGTTGGGAGAACAGTTTCTTGCAGAAGCGGAACACCTGAAAGAGACGGACGAGCGGGCATATCAGCACGAATATCTCGGTATCCCGGTAGGGACCGGCGGAAATGTGTTTGACAAGCTGGAACTGCGGAAGATTACCGATGAAGAAGTCAAAAGTTTCGACCGCATCTATCAGGGGGTGGATTTCGGCTGGTTCCCCGACCCGTTTGCTTTTATCCGGCTGCATTATGATCGGGCGCGAGAGACCATCTATCTGCTGGACGAGATTTACCAAAACAAATTATCCAACGAGCAAAGCGCGACCATGATTAAGCAGCGCGGATATAACAACATTAGGACGATCTGCGACAACGCCGAACCGAAGAGCGTTGCTGATCTCCGCGCAATGGGGCTACCTGCGTATGAAGCGGTCAAAGGCCCCGGCTCTGTGGAATATGGCATGAAGTTTTTGCAGCGGAGAACGATTGTTATTGATAGGCGACGCACACCGCACGCTTACGATGAATTTGTTGGATACGAATACGAACGAAACAAAGACGGTGACATTATCAGCGGATACCCAGACGCGAACAACCACCTGATTGACGCGACTCGGTATGCGTTGGAGCCTGTCAGCCGCAGAATGGGAGTTATTGCATGAGCAGTGCAGTTATCCAAAAGTTAAAAGAGCTTGGCTATACGACGATCCCGGAAGAGTTTTACAGCCAAGTTGACCTTTGGGAATCGTGGTACATCGGGAAGGTAAAAGGGTTCCACCAGTACCGAAGGTATAACGGCCACAAATGGACTAAACACAATAGAGCAACGCTCAGCATGGGGAAAAAGGTCTGCGAGGACTGGGCGAACCTGCTCATGAACGAAAAAGTCAAAATCACGCTTGAGGGGAAAAAGGAACAGGATTTCATCGATCGTGTTTTGGCGGAAAACAATTTCACCGTCAAATCTAATGAGATGCAGGAGATGAAATCCGCACTGGGGACGGTGGCATATATTCCCCGCGTGACTGGGCAGGGCGTGACGGATTCCGGCGAGATCATCCCCGGTGACGCGTCCAGCATTGCGATTGATTATGCCACGATGCATGACATTTACCCACTTGCATGGCAGAACGGCTTTATTTATGATTGCGCTTTTACTTCCAGGGTTACGCGAGACGGAAAGGATTATGTGTATTTCCAGATCCACCGCAGAGCGAATGATGGGACGTATGTAATCGAAAACCGAATTTACCGATACCAGAACGAGCAACTGTCCGATGAAGATTTGAAGAATGTTTCCGGGTTTGAGCGCATTCCCCCTGTGGTATACACCGGAAGCAATAAACGGCAGTTTGTAATTGACAAGCCGAACATCGCAAACAACTTCAATTATCTTCTGCCTGTTGGCATTTCCGTTTTTGCAAATTCCATTGATGTGCTTCGCGGCGTTGATACTGCGTATGATTGCTACGTCAATGAGTTTGAAAACGGCCCCATGATGATGATGGTTAAAATGCCAGCGACAAAGTATGAAGACGGTGAACCGACACTGGATGACAATGATAGGCGGTTTTACCTTCTCCCGGAAGATACGCAGCAGGGGAGCGTTGTTGAGACCGTTGCACCGGAACTTCGGACGGCTGCGCTGAATGTCGGCCTGCAAGACCAACTTAATATGCTTTCCAGCAAATGCGGGTTCGGTGAAACCTATTATCGATTCGATGGCGGCAACATGGCAACGGCCACGCAGGTAATCAGCGAGAATAGTACCATGTTCCGAACGATCAAAAAGCATGAAGTCATTTTGGAAAGTGCTCTGGTTGAGCTTTGCAGGGTCCTTCTGCGGCTTGGTAATAAGGCGCTGGGCGCAGGGCTTGATGAAAATGTTGAAATCAGCATTGATTTTGATGATTCCATCATTGAGGACAAGCAGAGCGAATTTGCCCGCGACCTGCAAATGCTCAACGCAGGAATTATGAACGCCTGGGAATTCCGGGCAAAATACATGAACGAGGACGAAGCCACCGCAAAGGCGGCGCTGCCAAAGGCACAGGACATGGTGGCCGAGGAAGAAACGGAGGTCGAGTAATGGGATTTGGGGAAAATACTGGGACTTTTGGGGTTGTGAAAAATGAGCCGGTATCCATTTACACCGGAACTACTTGATGCGCTCCCAGAGGATCTGGCAGAACTGTTCCGGGCACTTGAACTCGTATTGCTGGAAGAAATCTGCTCCCGGCTGAAAGCTGCGGGTGAACTGAACGAGGTAACGGTGCAGGACATCCGGGCGTTGCGGTCCCACGGCATCGACCTAAAGGAAATCAAGAAAGCAATCCGCGAGACTTCCGGCATCAGCAAAACTAAGCTGGACAAGCTGCTGGGCAATGTGGTCGCAAGGAACCAACAGTATTACACCGATATGATTGACCTTGCGCATATCACCCAGCCTGAGACGCTGGTTGACGCTGCGGAAGTGGCGGCGATCAGGACGCAGACACTTGATACATTCCACAATCTGACCGCATCCATGGGCTTCCTAGTGGACGCTGGGCGTACAATGCTCCCACCTGCCAAAGCGTACCAATGGGCACTTGACAGCGCAGCGTTGCAGGTGCAAAGCGGTGCAATCAACTACAATCAGGCGATTAAAACGGCTGTGAAGGAACTTGCGGACAGCGGTCTAAAAGTGGTTGACTACGAAAGCGGTCATCGGGATCATGTCGATGTTGCTGTGCGAAGAGCCGTAATGACCGGCGTATCTCAAATCTGCGCTAAGTATACGGAGCAATCCGCAGAATATCTGGATACACCATATTTTGAAGTTTCGGCTCATGTTGGCGCACGAGATAAGCCGGGACCGTCACCGTGGTCATCGCATAAGGATTGGCAAGGCCGCGTTTACAGCGTCCGTACTGGGGACATTTACCCGAGCATTTATGACGTTTGTGGCCTGGGCGCTGTTGACGGTCTGGAAGGGGCCAACTGCCGCCACAGGCGGTTCCCGTGGGTTGAGGGCGTGTCCGAGCGCACTTACACGGATGAACAGTTGGAACACATCGATGATGGCCACGGCTGCACGTTTGATGGCAAGGATTACACGGCATACGAGGCAACCCAGATGCAGCGCCGCATTGAGCGGACCGTTAGAAAGCTAAAGCGCGAAAAAGCCGCCTACAAGGCCGCAGGATTGCATGAAGATGAGACTGCGGTAAACATACGCCTACGGCGGTTAAACGCTAAATACAAGGCGTTTAGCGCGGAAGCTGGCCTGCCGGAGCAACCGGAGCGGATGCGCGTCTATAATGCTACTCCCATTTCAAAAAGCATAAAAAGCACCGGTAATGGCAACAGCGTTTCCCCGGGAGATCCGGTTTTGGTTGGGACTGTTGATTTTTCTGATAAAACAGCAGCCATGAAAGTTTTGAGCGATGCTGAGAAAGAACTGGCTAATTTTGATTACGAAGTTAATTACTCGGTGACGAAAGATGGCAAAGTCTGGCGCGTCTCCGGGGAAGCAGCATCTGTAGACTTGTCTGCTATACCGAGCACCCTAAATGGGTCATATTCGTATCACAATCACCCACGTGAAAAAACGCATTACTCTTTTAGTGCAGAAGACGTTGCGTTCTTTATGGACAGTAAAGAAGAACTTTCCATTGCGTCTGATGACCGATTTATATACATTATGAGGCGAACAGCTAAAACCGTTGAAAAGGCTCGCGATGTGGTGTACAATCGCTTTAAGGAACTGGAACGGACGGACGTATTTGAGATGATGTGGAAAGGGCAGATAAACCCGGACGTTGATAAGTACCACGAAGTAATGAAGATTTTAAGTAAAGAGCTGGAGGTTGACTATGTACGCAAAGAAAAAAATAAATGAAAACCATCCACTCTTTAATGAGTACAAGGCAAAATGCGATGCACTTTTTCATGAATGCTGGGCTAAAGTAGATGAAGAACGGGCAAAATACCCCGATTGGAAAGGACGAGACCACCCATCTGATTTGGCGGTATATGCACTTGAGAAAGAGTGCAACTCAAAGCTTAGAGACCTACAACGTGAATATGATTTCCTGTTTTCCGAGGTGACGGACAATGAATGATGATATCATGCGCGCTGTGGAAGCTATTCTTAAACGTGGCAATGATGCGGAGATCCGGCGCAAGGGCGACGGGTACATCGTGTTAGAGGTCAAGAAAACAATCAAATATTCAACTCCCACGTAATTGGGCGTGGGAAAGGGCAATAGGAGCCAGCTACCGAGTTTTCCTCGGTGGTTGGCTCTTTTGTTGTAATACGCAGTGGGGAATGACGCTGTGGAATAAAGGAGAATAAAAAATGGCAGACGAAATTAGGACTTTTGATGAAATACTGGCTGACCCCACCTACAAGGCGGAGTTTGACAGGCGAATCACAAAGGCACTTTCGACTGTTCAGAGCAAGCTGGACGCGGAAGTGGAAAAAAACAAGCAGTTTCTGGCAAACGGCAACGCGGAAACGGACGCACTCAAAAAGGAGATCGAGGGCTACAAGTCCAAGATTGCCGATTATGACTACGCAGACGTTATCCGTAAAACGCTTTCTGAGAAGGGCGTGAAGTTTAGCTCTAAAGCTGCTGAGAAGGCGTATTTGGCAGACCTGAAAGCAAAGCACCTTGAAATCAAAGACGGCGCGCTTGATGGGTTTGACAAATGGCACGAGGAACAAGTCAGCGCTGATCCGTCCGCGTTTCAGGATGGCGTAAAAATTGACTGGTCCGCTGCTGTTGGCGGCGGTGAAAAGAAAACTGACACCAATGCCGCGATGAACAATCTGATTCGCGGCGCACTCAAGTAACAAAAAGGAGAATATAACATGGCAAGTATTGATCGTTCCGCACTTTCTGGCCTGATCCCGGAACCCGTAACCCGCGAGATCATGCAGGGCGCTATCGCTGAATCTGCCGTTCTGCGCATGGGCCGCAGACTGGCAAATATGTCCAGCAAGACGCAGACCATCAACGTGCTTGACGCACTTCCCTCCGCGTACTTTGTCAACGGCGAAGCTTCTGACAGCGGAGCTGGTGAGGCATTCAAGCAGACCACTAAGATGGCATGGGACAAGAAGAAACTGTATGCCGAGGAAATCGCAGTTATCGTACCTATCCCCGAGGCAGCACTCGATGACGCCGACTATGACATCTGGGGCGAGGTTAAGCCCCGCCTGACCGAAGCTTTCGGCAAGGTCATTGACGGCGCTATGCTGTTTGGCACGAACAAGCCCAGCACCTGGCGTGATGGCGTTGTGCCCTCTGCTATTGCTGCGGGCAATGGTGTTCCTGTCAGCTCTGACATTTACTCCGACATCATGGGAGAAGGCGGCTTGATTTCCAAGGTTGAACTGGACGGCTTCAACCCTAACGGTGTAATGTCTGCAATCCAGATGCGCGGCAAGCTGCGTGGCCTGAAAGACACCACTGGCCAGCCCATCTTCAAGACCGATATGCAGGGCGCTACCAGATACGGCCTTGACGGCATGGATATGTACTTCCCCATGAACGGCGCGTTCGATCCTGCGCAGGCGCAAATGATCGTCGGCGATTGGAGCCAGCTCGTCTATGCTATTCGCCAGGATATGACATTCAAGGTCTTTACCGAGGGCGTGATTCAGGATCCCGCCACGAAGGACATCGTCTACAACCTCATGCAGAACGATATGGTTGCACTGCGCGCTGTCATGCGTCTTGGCTGGGAGATTGCAAACCCCATCAACGCCTACAACGCGGAAAAGGTGAACCCGTTCCCCTTCTCCGTTTACGGCAAGGGCGGCGCTATTTCCACCGTTGCTGTGTCCCCTGCTACCGCCACCGTAAAGAAGGGCGAGAGCAAGCTGTTTACCGCCAAGGTTGACGGTGATGGCATCATCAACGGCGAGGTTGAATGGTCTCAGGATGGTGCGAAGAGCAAGATCAGCGACGAGGGCGTCCTGACTGTCTCCGCTACCGAAACCAAGGGCAGCATTACCGTTACCGCCAAGTCCAAGCAGGACGGCACAAAGACCGGCACTGCCACTGTCACTGTTTCTGGCTAATTTGAAAGGAGCTGACCCAATTGACATACGCTGATTACACATACTACTCCGGTGTCTATATGGGCACTGTAAGCAGTGGGGATTTTCCGCGTCTGGCTGTCCGGGCCAGCTCCTTCCTCGATTATTTCACGCAGAACCGGGCCAAGGACAATGCGGAGCTGGATGCGGTAAAGATGTGTTGCTGTGCGCTGGTTGACAAGTACGCGGTTATCGAAGCTGCGCAGACGCTTGCAATGAAGAACCTTGCGACTGCTGCCGTTAATGACGCAGAAGTCAAAAGCGAGACTGTGGGTGGGTATTCCCGCACACTTGCGACCGGCGGCGAATCTGCCGTTTCCGCACTGAACGCTACGGATGGAGCAAGAAAGCTGCTTGCAGAGACCTGCATGGAGTATCTCGCCCATACTGGCTTGCTGTACCGAGGGAGGGGGTGCGGATCATGTACGCTCCCCACACTGTAACGATCTACAATCCGGTCAAAGAAACCGACAAGGAGACGTTTCAGGAAACGCAAAAGCTGTATGTGACCGTACTTCGTGGCGTAATGCTGCAAGCCTCTAAAGCTGTTAACGTGCGCGAGAGCGGTCTTGCCGGAGCGGATGCAGTTGACCTCTACATTCCGTTTGGCGTGGAAGCCGTGGACGGTTTTACCGGCAAAGTGAAAACCTATGCCGGTCCGCAGCGGTTTTACGCCGCAGAGGACAAAACAGACCTGTGGACGCTTTCTGTCAAAGGCAATGGTGGGACAACGTTTTTCATCAAAGGTGAGTTTGTGACGGACAATGAAACTGTGGCGTTGGCTCAGGACAATTGCTACACCGTGACCAAGGTTGACGAGAAGGATTTCGGCAGCGTTGATATGCAGCACTGGCAGGTCGGAGGCGTGTGATATGGCGTTGAAATTCTCCGTTCAGGCAGACGGCATGGACGCTGTAAAAGAGGCCATTTCCAAGGGCTGTGATCGCGCAGAACACGTTCTGGCGGTGCAGGTCGCAAAAGATACCGCTCCGTTCGTACCTATGCTCACAGGCTCTCTTAGAACGCGCACAAGGGTAACGGGAAACACGGTTGTTTATCCAGGGCCGTATGCCAGATATCTGTACTACGGCAAACTGTACGTTGACCCACTGACCGGAAGCTCTTATGCGCGGAAAGGCGTTACGAAGGTTCCAGCGGTGCCGGAAAAGAATTTGATTTTCCACAGAACCGGGACCTGCTCCCATTGGTTTGAAGCCTCCAAGGCACAGAACATGGAGAAGTGGGTGCGTGTAGCAGAAAAGGCGGTGAAGCGTGATCTCTAAAGAAAAACCTGTAATGCTGGCATCCAGCAGCGAAAAGGCAGATCTTGACCGCCTGATGCTGATTTGGTCGAACCGCTTTCCCGGTATTCCGGAGAATGTGGATCTGATCAAGTACGAGTATTTCGCGGCGAAAACGGTAGGCATGGCGCTTTCCTCCGTTCAGGGGGCCGTTATCACCAAGAAGTATATCTGCGGTGGATATCAGGCGGAGTATTCGTTCGAAATCCATTACCAGATCGCTCCACCCGGCAAGAGCGACGATACACGCTTGAAGGCGGTTGAAGTGCTGAACAAATTTGCGGACTGGGCGCAGATGCAGCGACCGGACATTGGAGAGGGCAGGCGCGCCCTCCGCGTTGAGACTTCTGCGTTTGCATCGTATCTCGGCGCGACAAGCGACCAATACGAGGACTACATGGTCCCGCTAAAACTGATTTACGAGGTGAATGTATAATGGCAGATTTAACTTTTGCAACGCCCGAAGGTCAGACCATTGACCGCGAGCTTTTGATCGCGTATCTGAATACCGGCTCTAAGGAATCTCCCACTTGGAGCGCCATCGGTAAGCGCGTGGAGGATTCCAGCGAAGAGATGGACTGGGGTCAGGAGAGCAAACAGGACATCCTGGGCAACACCTTCACCACCATGAAGAAGCCCGTTATTTCCCAGACCTTTGATCCCATCCCTATGGATTCTGGTGACGCTGCTGCGGTGAAGATGTGGAACCTTGCCGTCAAGGATCATGACGCGCAGGCTCTTGCCAATCAGGATATGATGATTGGACACTTCTACGCTACGTCCGGTGAGGCGAAGTTTGCCGAGCGTTATGATTCCTGTGCTATTGCCGTGACGGGCATCGGCGGCGACGGCGGCGGTACGCTCAACATCACGAGTGAGATCACCTACGGCGGCAATCGTACGCTGGGCACCATTACCAAGGATACCAGTGGCGTGACCTTTACGGCAGGGGCTTAAAAACAAAGGGGCGGGCGCAAACCCGCCCCAATTTCGGAGGCTATTATGAAAGACCTGATTTTCGATACCGGTTTAGTTACCTACAACATCAACGGCAAATGCGAATTCTCTTTTAACCCCACCGACAGCGCCTTTGTGGAAAAGCTGTTTAACGCCTTTGATATCCTCGACAAGAAGCAGGATGCGTACAAGGCAGAGGTTGAAAAGACCGCCAACAAGCGGGAGGTTTTTGAAACCGCCCGGAAGATGGACGAGGAAATGCGCGAGATCATCAACGATGTGTTCGGCTTTGACATTTGCTCTGCCCTGTTCGGTGAGATGAACGTATATGCGCTGGCGGACGGCCTTCCGGTGTGGGCGAACCTGATGCTTGCCATCATGGATGAGGTCGACACCACCTTTGCCCGTGAGCAGAAAGCCACTAACCCCCGCGTGAGCAAGTATACGAAGAAGTACCACAAATGAGGTACGATCTGCCGACTGCCGTAGAGATAAACGGCACTGAGTACCAGATACGCTCTGACTATCGCGATATCCTGACGATTATTGAGGCACTATCTGACGCTGAGTTGTCGGAGGAAGAAAAGGCCGAGGCCATGCTTGACATTTTCTATCCAGACTTTGCGGAAATGCCGCAAAGCGACTACGAGGAAGCGATCAAGCAATGCGCAAAATTTATCAACTGCGGCGAAGAGCAGCGTGAGGAAAAGCGTGGGCCGAAGCTGATGGACTGGCAACAGGACTTTCCCCTGATCGTTGCCCCAGTCAACCGCGTTCTGGGACAAGAAGTCAGATCCGTTGAGTATCTGCACTGGTGGACGTGGGTATCTGCGTATCAGGAAATCGGGGATTGCACCTTTGCCCAGGTTGTGGGAATCCGCAATAAAAAGGCAAAGGGGAAGAAACTGGATAAAAGCGAGCAGGAGTTTTACAAGCAGAACCGACACTTGGTTGACTTCAAGCGGCAGTATACGGAACAGGACGAGGACGTTATCAGCAAATGGATATGAGAACCGCCCTCCGGAGAGGGCGGCAGGTGCATTAAATGTTTTTCATAGCTTTTGCGATTTCTTTCGCCTGTTGACGCATGGCATCGGATTTGTTTTGCTCCATAGCCGAAATTACGGAGTCTCTGAAAACGCCAGGTGACTTTGTACTTGTAAACAAAAACCGATCAGATGAAGTGTCAATTTGCAATGCTCCATATTTATACTCTCGCCATGACGATTTTACAGACACACCGTTTATCTTGTTAATTGGCACATCTACTGAAATCTTTTTCGGTACTAAAACGCGAACAATGAGGCGTTTGTTTGTCAAAACAACATGGTTCATGGTCAGCCTGAAAATTTCGTATAAGACCGGGAATGCAAAGACCCAAGGGACAAAAAACCATACGTCCTCCATTTGCATTAAAGAAGCCTTGCACACGGCGAATACAAATAAAATGCACCACGATATAAGTGGGATACATGAAAATTTGAGCGTGTCGAGAACTTCTTCGCCCGGCAAAAGAACTGCTGTTTGCTTTTTTCGCATGGGAGGTTCCATTTTCTTTGTTGGCGTCGAAAAATCCCAATCACATCTTTCAATTTTTCGCTTGTAGTATGAAATTTCTTTTCTTGAGTAGTCATAGCCTGGTAAATCGTTGATGTATTTTGCAACGAGTTTAATATCTGCGCTTGAGTAATTTGTGCATTTTTTTAAGTATGCGGAGATTTCAAAAGCTGAAAGATACACGGTTGCTACAATGTTGACGTCAATTTTATTCTCGTTTTTATCAAATAAATTACTACACATTTGTGTGACATGATCTTCCATTGATACCAACTCCTTTTATTAAGCATAACATAAAATGCATAAAAAGCAAGGGAAAGAAGGCGATTGCATGGCAGATGGCTCCATCACCATAAAGACGGACATTGATGATAAGCAGGCGCAAACGGAATTAAACAGGCTAACAAAAAAAATCGATGCGCTCAATGAAAAGATCAGCGATAAAAAGCAGCAAGCAATTCCACTCGTGGAGCAATCAAAGCAGATTGCCGCAAATCTCGATGAGGCTAAATCTAAGCTGTCGCAAATGAAAAGCGGAAACGAATTTTTTACATCAAGTGCGATTAAAGACCAGGAACAAACCGTGGCAACGATGCAAAAAGAATGGGATGGTGTGCAAAAAAGGGTTGAGGCTGTAGATGCGTCCATTGCCAAAGATACCAGAAGCCTTGGACGAATGAGCAACCGGGCGGGAGAACTTTCTGCGCAGATTGCTGGCGCAAGTAAGAGTTCTACTGCGCTGGCCGCTGCAAGTAAAAAAGCAGACAAATATATGGATCGGTTTTCTCGCAGAGTAAAAGGGCTTGTCCGTCGCGTGTTCGTGTTTGGCTTAATTGTGCAAGGACTCCGCTCCGTGCGCGAATGGCTCGGGAAGGCGGTTAAAACCAACGATCAGGCTACAAAAGCGCTATCGCGATTAAAAGGTGCTTTGCTAACACTCGCACAGCCGTTTGTGAATGTTTTGCTTCCGGCGTTTACATCATTCGTGAATTTGCTAACTCAATTTGTGACTGCTATGGCAAAAATTACAGCGGTTTTGTTTGGGTCGACGATTGATCAAACAAAAAAAGAAGCAGAGAACCTTTACAAAGAATCGGACGCTTTAAACGAAACGGGCAAATCTGCAAAAAAGGCTGGCAAAGCACTTGCCTCGTTTGATGAAATTAATAAATTAGGCGGAGACAATAAGGAAAAAACAGAACCGGACTTTAATTTTTCTGAAAATGAAAATTGGCTCGATAAAATGCTTGGAAGCGCAGCGGAAAAAGTTGCAAGCGCTTTGATCTTAGCGGGCATTGCCTTTATTGCCATCGGTGCATCGGTCGGCAGCATTAAGATGGTTATAACGGGACTGCTTCTCATTGGCGCTGGGCTTTTTGTCGCAGAGGAAACCGGAGTATTGCAATCCTGGGTGGATACACTTGGCCTCAATAATGTTGCGGAATTTATTGTGACGGCTGTGATCCTTGCTGGCATTGCAATGGTCGCAATCGGAGCGGCAACGGGAAACATCCTCCTTGTGATTGCTGGACTTCTGCTGATTGGACTTGCCGTTCTTTATGCAAAAAACAGCGGCATGATGGATGATTGGGCAGAAACGCTTGGGCTTAATCGCGCTGCATCTTTTATTACGGCAGCATTGTTGATCGCTGGCTTTGCGTTAATCGCCATTGGTGCGGCTACCGGAAATATTTTGATGGTGGTTGCCGGAATTGCTTTGATAGCTATTGGCATTTATGTCGGTGTAAAAAGCGGAACGTTTACGGACTGGGCAAGCGCGCTCAAATTAGATTCGGCTTTTGGATATGTGACAGCAGCTATGCAAATCGCCGGAATTGCTATGATCGCCATCGGCGCGGCAATGGGAAACATCGCGATCGTACTTGCGGGTGCGGCGCTATTAGGGTTTGGCATTGCGGCAGAAGTCGTTGGGCAAGAAAGGCTTGAGGCATGGTGGGAGAAGTTAAAGCTGACCTCCGTTGCACAGTGGATATCTGTTGCGCTTCTTCTTGGCGGTATTGCATTGGTCGCATTTGCGGCGGCTATGGCGAATCCGATTCTTTTGGCAGTTGGACTTGGCATTCTTGGCATGGGAATAACTGCAGCAATAAATGAGGGCCACCTCAAGAACTGGGTTGAAACACTCGGTTTGAATAAGGTTGTTGGCTGGGTATCTGTTGCCCTTATGCTTGCAGGAATTGCCCTTATTGCATTTGGCGCAATGACCATGAATATCTTTATGCTTTTGGCTGGTGCGGCTTTGCTTGTGAGCGGGTTTGCGATAGGCACAACCACAAACAAATTTCAGAGCTGGGTTGAAACCTTGCATCTGAATGAAGTTTCCGGATGGGTGTCTACGGCAATGCTTTTGCTGGGGATCGCTCTTGTGGCTATTGGCGCTATGACGCTAAATGTCCCAATGCTTTTAGCTGGTGCGGCGCTGCTTGGCGTTGGTATAGCTGCAAAAGCAGGCGGGTTTAATTCTACGAAATCTGTTTCCGGTGGAAATCCGGCGGCACGTTCCGCTATGCCTGCAATTGCCCCCTCATCCGTTCCGCGTTTGGCGACCGGCGCAGTTATTCCCCCGAACCGTGAGTTTTTGGCGGTACTGGGTGACCAGAAGCAGGGGAACAACATTGAAGCCCCTGAATCTGCTATCGAGGCAGCGGTGGCCCGTGGCATGGCTCAGTATGGCGGCGGCAATCAGACGGCCATTCTCAAGATTGGCGAACAAGAATTGGGCCGCATCATTTTCAAGCTGAACAAGGACCAGACGCAGCGCGTTGGTATTAAAGTGACCTAAAGGCGGTGGGTATGAATTACATCAAAATTAACGGAACTTCATTTGATGTGAATGTCGCGATCTCTAAGTACAACGAAAATTTCAGCGTTCTCGATGGGGAGAACGCTGGGAGATCGAAAGACACAGGCCGGATGATCCGGGATGTTCTGGGAACGTACATTGGGCATAAGGTGACTGTTTTCCGCAGGGGGGACGATTACAGAAGCTATGATGCGTTCTGGAACTATCTCAAAGCCCATTCCATTGACGATTCCGTTTTGCTTGAAGCTGCGGACGGCAACACAACTATTTCCTATCGCGCATACTACACCAGCGCATCGCACGATATTGAAAAAGTTGAAAACGGGATCAATTATTGGGGAGAAATTGAAATCCATTTCATCCCAATCGCACCGCAAATCACGCGGTAAGGAGGGCGTATGGATTATGTAATGATCGGCCCTTATCAATTTGACCGGGATGCGTCTAAGGACGATATGCGGCTGGACTACTGCTCATCGTTTCAAGAAGTGGCATTGGATGAAAGCAGTCTTTCGTTCGATACGGTCAGCGTAGAGGTTTGCACTAAAACAATAGGCACACAGCTTTCTGCACTCCCGAATAACACCCCAATCATTGTTTACAGAGGCGGCGAAATCAAAGCAAGATTTGTAAGCAGCGGCGTTTCTCGTATCGGGCCTGTTACTTATCAGCTTACCGGGCGGTCCCCTATGGGCGCACTTACCGGAATGGTGCACACCGGCGGCATTTACACAGGCCAAACCGTGGAAGAGGTTGTAAAAGAAATCTGCGGCAATATCCCTTCGCTGATAAAAAGCGTGTATGCCGGAGTTAAACTTTACGGCTGGCTTCCTTATGCGGATGGTAAAGAACGCTCTGCACGAGACAACCTCGCACAAGTGCTTTTCGCCATTGGGGCCTATCTCCGCACAGACCTGAACGGGGTTTTGAGAATTGAACCCTTGTGGGACGGTACAGCATCACTAATTGATGTCGACCGTTCTTACACCGGAGGAACCGTGAAATACGATGCTCCCATCTCTGCCGTGACGGTAACGGAGCATCAATATGTTGCGGGAACGGAGGCAAAGGAGCTATTCTCCGGCACGGCGCAGAATGGCGATATCATTACATTCTCCGAGCCGATGCACTCCCTCTCTGCGACTGGATTCACAATCTTGGAAAGCGGCGCGAACTACGCCAAGATCTCCGCTGGCGCTGGCGCACTGACTGGCAAGGCGTATATTCACAACACCCGCTTAATCACGCAGCCTGTGACGGCTGGCGCTGTGGAAAACATCAAATCAGTTACAGACGCCACGCTGGTATCTCTGGTGAATTCCTACGCCGTGGCGAAGCGTCTTGCGGACTATTACCGATGCCGCGAAACTATCACCAATGACATTGTAAGCGGGCACGAGAAACCGGGCCACGTTGTAAGCGTATATCATCCGTATGACAAAAAAATGGTTTCCGCTTGCATCCAGTCTCTTGACACCACCATGAGCGCGACGCTTAAAAGCAGCATGGAGGCACTGGTGGGATTTAAGCCGGCGCAGCCGGAATCTGCGGAGTATCTGGACGAGCGGGTAGTCCTCACCGGCTCCGGCGAGTTCCAGATCCCGGAAGGCACCACAACGATCCATTATGTGATGATCTCCGCCGGACAGGGCGGGCGCTGCGGCGAAAAGGGCGAAGATACCCAATCGGGGCCTAAGTTCTCGTGGACGAACCCGGTTTTTGAGGATCGGGTAGACGGCTACGCGTTGGCGCTGGGTGGCAAGGGCGGTCCCGGCGGCAAGGGCGGCATGGGCGGCAGGATCGTCGAGGGCGATCTTGATGTGTCCCAGTTGAAAAGCCTTGCTTATGCTTGCGGAAAAAGCGGCAAGGGCGCCGAATTCAGCCCGGACGACCTCCCCGGTACAGACGGCACGGATACGGTGTTCCACGGCATGACTACGGCGAGCGCGTCTGCTCCCGATTTTGGCTTCACGGATCCCATCACCGGCGAGCAGTTCGGCGGCGTCGGCGAGGACGGCCTCCCTGGCGGAGACGGTGCCGGACGTGATCCGGCTGTGAGTGAGTACACAGATGACAGCGTCCAGCAATATGTCAATGGCACGATTGCTTATGACGAGGACGGGAACGCTTTTACACCCGGCCCTGTGGCTGGCAGCGATGGGAAAATCAGCATGACCAGAATCGCATCAACAAGCACCCCGCGCAGTTTCGGCTGGTACAGCTCCGGTCTGGGCGGCGGCCCGGCGGCGGGAGCCAACGGCAAAGCCGGATCCTCCGGACGCGGCCTGCCGGGCGAGACAACCGTGAATGTGACCGGCGGCTCCGGTGCGGACGGCATGACGGCCACGCTCACCCCCTCCAAGCCGAAGCGGTACGGCAGGGG